AGCACTATATATCCAGCAGGAATAACCAATAGAAACAACAACTTACCATATACTACTGGATGGATGCACAGGGCCGCATGGGCCACGGGGGGTACTAGCGTTAGCGTATACAAACCACACCCAATTTTAGGTTTTTTCAGCCCGTAAAATGGCACCCTCAAATACCCTGATGTCAAATCCACTACTTAGTGATTGTAAATTATCTCGTAAAGGTGGTTTTAGCGTAAACCCAGCGGCTAGATATTAATAGAGCCTATATAGCCCTCTTAATGGTATAATTGGAACATACATATTACATTAAGGAGAGTTAATGGAACACGTAGATAACACTACACCTTGGGATGCAGCTATAAATCTATTCAATGGGGATCATGTGAATGCCCTGAGATGGTTTAAACGCCCTAATGCAGCCTTTAATTGGAGAAGTCCTAGCGCACATATTCGTTTAGAGGATGGTGAGAAGGATGTATTAGAGCATATAGCCCAGTTAAAGGCTAGATAGCCCTACTAGGCTTGCATATTTACCTTAATTAGTGTATTATTGTAGTTATATCTATATATTATTTAGATATATGTATTATTTCGGTTACTATTATGAAACATGATGATTTAGAGAGCAAGAATACCTCCCTAGAAGTGCCTATTCAGGTGGAATGGGACTTAGAAGTAGACCCAGACGGTAGATTTGAGGTAGTTTCTTACATTTACTTACAGGATGGTGATGAAGGGGCTGAGGTTAGAGGTGATTTTGATGCTATAGTAGAGGATTTGATAGTCTACTATGCTGAATCTATGTCTTCTTCAGATGGTTACGGTCAATTATATTGCATAGCCCATGAGTTATCTCGCCATGCAGAGAGATTACGTACTGTAGCGGAGCAAATTGAAGATGCTTATGCTGGTTTCATGGATGAACAGACAGAAGATGACTGTATCTAACACTACAAGGTACTGTAATACCTGCAAAGAGACTAAGGATTTAGACTGTTTTGGTGGTTACGGGGTTAACAAGCAGTATTATAAGGCTTCCTGTAAGGTGTGTGAGGCTAAGAATACGTATTTAAGGCGTACCCTAGAACGAGAAAACCCCCGACCAGTAGATATATCCTGTGCTATCTGTGGTAAGACAGAGAAGGATGTACTGGAACGAGGGCGTAGGTTGAATCAAGCCTTTGTCTTAGATCATTGCCATGAGACAGGTAAGTTTAGGGCTTGGTTATGTAGTGGCTGCAATAAGTCGTTAGGGTATATGGAAGATAACCCTTTAATAGCACTTCAAGCGGCTAGTTATTTAATAGAACATAAATGAGATTATAGTATATGTACCGCTGGGCGGCACATATTTGATTTTACCATGGAAATCTCTTCCTGTCAAGTTTTTCTACTAACTATTTGGCTATTATTTCCTAAGTAATTGATTTATTGTTGACACACCTAGTGTCCTAATGTTATAATTATATGAGAAACACTAATTCCCCAACAAGCTACATAAACCTGTATTACATTCGTGCAGCTATCGAAGCTAAGACAGGTAAGACACTCTCATTTCAAGAGATAAGAGATTTATTGGTTGAAGAAGGTCTAGTTTCCGAGAGGCAGCTAAGGCGTTTCTCCCAAGACTTCCGAGGCTATGGGGAGTTCTATGAAGATTCCCCAGCTACGAAAGAAGTTACCACAGAAGAAATTGAAGAGTTAGACCAAATTTTAGGACAGCATTGATATGACCACCCCCAAGAAAGAGAAGGTATACACCCAGAAGCAGTTGGACTTCCTAGAGCATCTATTTGGTGACGCTCAAGGGAACTTACGTTTAGCTATGAAGATGGCGGGTTATAGCCCTACAGCGAACACAGCAGACCTTCTGAAGTCTCTCCAAGAGGAGATCATTGAGGGTGCCAGCACTATGTTAGCAGCTAACAGCCCTAAAGCTGCCTTTGGTTTGATAGGTGTGTTAGATGACCCTAGTACAGTGGGGGCCAAGAATGCCGTAGCAGCCGCTAAGGAAGTTCTTGATAGAGCAGGTTTGGTTAAGAAGGAGAAGGTTGAAGTATCTTCTGACCAAGGTGGCCTGTTTATTCTTCCACCTAAGAAAGTAGATGACTAAATACGTCCCACCTAAAACTTGGGTAGATAGGACTAGGGTTAATAAATCAGCAGCAGTCCCTTACGCCTACAAACCAAAAGAATTTGAATCCTTAGAATTAATCCCTGATTTAGATGTAGTGCCATTTGTCGAAGAGGCTATGGACTATATTGATAAGGGTAGTTCCTTCCGAGAGGTGTCTAATTGGTTAAGCAATGCCGCAGGTAAGAAGATTTCCCATCAGGGCATATCAAACATCTGGAGAAGGCATAGAGGCACGAAGGACAACAAGCGTCTTAAACAGCTTAATAAGGCTAAGAGAAAGAAGGCTCCGAAGACACCAGCGGAGAAGTTTGAAGCCAGAGAAAAGCGAAAGATAGCTGATAGTAAGCGTAAGATTACTATATCGAAGAACAAGTTAAAAAAGCACCATGAGAACTTAGAGGGTGGCGATCCGCAAGAAGCCCCCATTAACGTCAGTAGCTTCTCAGATTCCCTAGACCATACGGCTGCGGATCAGCAGCAGAAGGAAGTTATATTTGCTCCTAACCCCGGCCCTCAGACTGAGTTCTTAGCGGCTAGTGAGAGAGAGATACTATATGGGGGTGCAGCAGGTGGAGGTAAGAGTTATGGCCTACTGGCTGATCCTCTACGCTATTTCGGGCATCCTCAGTTCAATGGTTTGATATTACGTAGAACTAACGATGAACTACGTGAATTGATTTGGAAGTCTCAGGAGATGTACCCTAAAGCATTTCCGGGGGCTAAGTGGGCTGAGAAGAAATCTCAGTGGACATTCCCATCAGGTGCGAAGCTATGGCTTACCTACCTAGAGAGGGAGCAAGACGTATTACGTTACCAAGGTCAGGCATTTAGTTACATAGGGTTTGACGAGCTATCACAGCACCCTACCCCCTTTGCATGGAACTATATGCGTTCTCGTTTAAGAACGACAGCACCTGACTTGCCCATCTTTATGAGGGCGACAACAAACCCCGGTGGCCCCGGTCATGGTTGGGTAAAGCAGATGTTCATAGACCCTGCGCCACCCAACAGAGCGTTCACTGCGACTGACTTAGAGACAGGTAAGCCTATGGTTTACCCTGAAGGTCACGCAAAAGCTGGGGAACCTTTATTTCAGCGTAGGTTCATACCTGCGTCTTTGTATGACAACCCATACCTTACTGAGGATGGTGCATACGAAGCTAACCTAATGTCTCTACCTGAGAACCAAAGGAGACAGTTGTTAGAAGGGGATTGGGCTGTAGCAGATGGTGCAGCCTTCCCTGAGTTCCGTATTAACGATCATGTGATTGAGCCATTCGATATACCTACTGATTGGCGTAGGTTCAGATCATGTGACTACGGTTACTCTTCATTCTCCGCAGTACATTGGTTTGCGATAGACCCTGCCTTTGAGACATTAATAGTCTACAGGGAGTTATATCTTTCCAAGCATACGGGTAGAGCTTTAGCTCATGCAGTCATGGAAGCTGAAGGCCCAGAGAGAATAGCCTACGGTATGTTGGATAGTTCTTGCTGGCATAACAGAGGGCAGATTGGCCCATCCATAGCTGAAGAGATGATAGGGCAAGGTTGTTTATGGCGACCTAGTGACCGTAGTGCAGGTGCTAGGGTTGCAGGGCGTAACAGGCTCCATGAGTTATTAAAGGTAGACGAGGATACAGGTATCCCCGGCATTCAGTTTTTTAATACTTGCAGGCAGATAATAGCTGACCTGCCAGTAATCCCTAGTGACCCTAAAGGTTCTGACGATATTGATCCTAGATACGCCAGTGACCACGCCTACGATTCAATTCGATACGGTATTATGTCTCGCCCGAAGGCGGCATCATTATTCGATATGGGTGGGTCTACAACTTCACGGTACAGACCTGCCGACAATAAATTTGGATATTAAAAATTATGGCAATTATAGATAGACCCTCAGAAGACCTATCCTTTGACGATGGTGTGACCAATGATGAAGTGGTTGCATTAGCTGAAGATGGGGATGTAGAGCAGGAGAACATCGAATTTTCTTCTGTGGTTGATTGGGTGCAGAGTAACTTCCGCAAAGCTAAGGATGCCCGTCAGACCGATGAAGAACGATGGTTGATGGCGTACCGCAACTACAGAGGCATATACGGCCCTGAAGTGCAGTTCACTGAGGAAGAGAAGTCTCAGGCGTTTGTTAAGATCACCAAGACTAAGGTGCTTGCTGCCTTCGCACAGATCACAGATGTTCTATTTGCAGGTAACAAGTTCCCTATTGGTATTGATCGTACATTGGTGCCTACAGGCTCTGTGGATGCTATTAATGCCGAATTGCAAGAAGGTGTCCCTGACGAACTAGCTTCTGAGATAGGCATGAAGACCTCCTCCTCCTCCAAGAAGGGTGGTGTACGTAAAGACATTTTAGATGCCCTAGAAGCTGATCTAGCACCTGTAGAAGACAAACTAGAGGAAGGTACAGGGGCTACCCCCACTTCCATCACCTTTGACCCCGCCCAAGAAGCAGGTAAGGAAATGGAGAAGAAAATCCATGACCAGTTGGGTGAGAGTAGTGGTGATAAGCATTTACGCTCTGTAGCCTTTGAGATGTGTTTATTTGGCTCTGGTATTATGAAGGGGCCATTTGCTTTTGATAAAGAGTACCCCAAATGGGATGCAGAAGGTAACTACACTCCAGAGAAGCTGACGATCCCTAAGATTGAAGCTGTATCTGTATGGAACTGCTATGCTGATCCTGATGCACGTACCCCAGAAGAGTTAGAGTTTTTCATTGAGCGTCACAAAATGTCTCGCTCTGAGCTACGCAAGTTGAAGAACCGTCCTTTCTTCCGAGAAGAGTCTCTAGAGTTGGCTATCACGTATGGCCCTGACTACCAGCCAGAATACTGGGAAGATATTTTAGAGGACAGCGAAGTACGTTCTGATACGACCCGTTATGAGGTTCTGGAATATTGGGGCATTATCGACACAGAGATTGCTGAAGAAGCTGGCTTGGAAATCCCTGAAGAATTAGAAGACAAAGACCAGATTCAAGTTAACGTATGGGTATGTAATGACCAAATTATTCGTTTGGTTATGAACCCATTCACTCCTACCCGCATACCTTATCTTATTACTCCATACGAGCTTAACCCCTACTCCGTGAATGGTGTGGGTGTGGCAGAAAACATGGAGGACAACCAACTGCTAATGAATGGCTTCATGCGTATGGCAGTAGATAATGGTGCCTTGTCTGGTAACTTGATTATTGAAATTGATGAAACCAACCTAGTCCCCGGACAAGATATGAGTATCTATCCCGGCAAGGTATTTCGCAGACAAGCAGGCGCTCCCGGACAAGCTGTATTTGGTACCAAGTTCCCTAACGTGACCAATGAGTGTCTACAGATGTTCGATAAGGCTCGTCAGTTAGCTGATGAAGCTACAGGTATGCCTTCATACTCACATGGTCAGACAGGTGTTACAGGCATTGGACGTACAGCCAGTGGTATGAGCATGTTGATGGGTGCAGCACAGCAGAACATCAAATCTGTCGTGCGTAACATAGATGACTACCTGCTAACGCCACTAGGTAAAGCCTGCTTTGCATTCAACATGCAATTTAACTTTGACCCTAAGTATGTAGGGGATTTGGAAGTTGTGGCCAGAGGTACGGAATCCCTGATGCGGAATGAAGTACGTAGTCAGCGTCTACTTCAGTTCATGCAGATGACAGCTAATCCTGCCATGCAGCCTTTTGTTAAGTATGATTACATCTTACGTGAATTAGCAGCCTCTATGGACTTAGATGAATCTCGTATTCTGAATGACCCTCGCCAAGCTGCAATACAGGCTAAGATGATGGCTGAGATACAAGCTATGATGCCGCCCCCACCACCACCACAACAGCAGGCAGGTGCAGCCCCACAAGGGCAACCTCCAGCAGAAGGTGCAGGTGTACCCCCAGTAGCTGATCCTACAGGGAGTGGTAACGGTAATATCGGCCCCGGAATGGCCCCAGAGCCTGCCGCTGATGGATTCTCAGGGAATGTAACGCTTTCCCCGTAGGATTATGGTATAATTGTATTTTACTTGGAACTTTTATGGATAAGAAACAGGCTAAAAGTCTATCTCCATTAATTAATAACAAAGAGGCATTGGATGCCCTTGTTACCTACGCAGAAATCCGAATGGATAGTTGCCGTACTTATCTTGAGACTGCCCAGACATGGGAGGCGGTTAAAGAGTTCCAAGGTGCCGTTAAGGAGTTGCGTAGATTTATGACACTCAGGGACGAGGTGTTAAAGAAAGCCGAATAGGTGGGAGAAGTATATGAGTGGTAATCCTGCGGATTCCCAATTTGTACCGCCAGCCATTTTGAATAGAGCAGCAGGTTTTTATTATTTCGCTGACAATTTCACGCTGGAGACTACTGCCCCGATTGTGGAGTGGATTTTAAGTCACAACATGGCCCCTCAGAGTAAAAGGCTACCAAACCTGACTTTGATTATTAATAGCCCCGGAGGTAATCTACATAGCTGCTTTGCTTTGGTAGATGTTATGCGAGGAAGTGCCATCCCTATACACACAGTAGGTTTAGGAATGGTAGCTTCATGTGGTGTTGTAACCTTCATGGCAGGGGAGAAAGGTCATCGAACCCTCACCCCTAACACCTCCATCTTATCCCACCAATACTCTTGGGGATCAGGCGGTAAGGAACACGAACTACTTGCGAGAGTCAGGGAGTTTGAACTGTCTACGGAACGTATGATGGCTCATTATAGGAAATGTACAGGTCTGCCCAATAAGAAGATACGAGAGATACTTCTACCTGCGGAAGACGTATGGTTGTCAGCCCAAGATGCTGTGAAGCATGGAATAGCCGACAATATCAAAACCCTTAAATAGGAGTATGTTATGAAGAAGTATATGCGTTATTTAATTATAGCGGCAGTAGTTGCCTTAGTTGCATATAATGTAATGTTTGGCGACCCTTCAGCCGCAGTGTAGTATGCTTGCCTTAAAGAGGGCAGTACGAGAAGCAAGGATGCTTCTTTTTCTTATTGTTGCTATAGCAGGGGTCATCTTCGTACCTAAAGCGGTGAACACCTTTATTCTGGACATAGAAGAAAGTGTTGAAGAAGAAGCCCCGCAAGAAGACCCCCAAGGGTTAGAGTTCAAGAAACTAAAGGGCAACCTCTATTCTTTAACAGGATCGGTACAGCAGGGAGACTGCGAGAAAATAGCGAAGGACTTTCCTGACCGCTTTGTCGTCATCTTAGAAAGTCCGGGGGGCAGTTTAGCAGAGGGGATATGCCTAGCCTCCCACTTAAAGATAAGAGAAGTAATTACAGTAGTAAGAGACACCCCCGTTTATAACGTGGAAGGTGAAGAGGTATACACCCCCGGATTGGTGGGCGAGGACGGAGACAAGACAAGAGTAGTCTGTGCTTCAGCTTGCAGCTTAATGTTTCTGGGCGGTGACGAGAGATACCTTATGGGTAAAGTATGGTTCGGTATACATGGGCCAAGAACCCCAGAAGAGCATTTGAGAAACCAAGGTAAGAGTGCCATAGAGCAGTCATCCTATCAAACAGCAGGAAGAATTTTACAGACACTAAAGCAACTAGGCGTAGAGAATGAGAGGGTACGGCTATCATTTATAATGATCCCCGGAACTTCCATGTATTGGCTAAATCCTAGAGATTTCAAACTGGAGCCAGACTTAATTCACTTGGCCACCCACTATAAAGATTTCTGGGGTTTTAGCGCAGAGAACCTAAGAGCAGGTCTGTGATATGATTAAGTCATTCTTCTTTTCAAAAAGTAATTTTCTGTACGCTTGGACATTCCTAGCAATCATAATGGGGATAACGTGGTATAACGTAGAAATCCTCGTAGCCCATAACCGTTTTGGGCGAGAGCTATGGGACGCTATTCAAGCCTACAACGAGACTAGGTTCTGGGATTTATTCTTGGGGTTTAGTCCTGATCGTTTTGCAGACATGGTAATGATGGACGAGGATGTAGTCCCGTCCTTCGTGGAGATATTAATTCTCTATACACCTCTATCAGTGTATGCCGTTTGGCAGACAAGGCGCTTTGTATTCCGCTGGAGAGAGGCTAACACCCACTATTATTTGGAACGGTGGCAGAAGTCTAATATCAAGATAGAAGGTGCCAGCCAACGCTTGCAGGAAGACCTGATGATCTTCGGCAAGACTTTAGAATCCTTATTTGTAGGTTTCTTCTCAGCGGGTCTGGTGCTAGTGGCCTTCCTCCCAATTCTATGGGATTTGAGTGCGGCACTACCTATCTGGAACGGTGAGATTATACCCGGCTTCCTAGTGTGGGTAGCCTTGGGGTTCAGTCTAGGTGGTACACTTATCAGCCTCTTGTTAGGTTGGTGGTTGCCCCGTCTAGAATATAATAATCAGGTGGTCGAAGCAGTATTCCGTAAGCGCCTAGTGCATTCAGAAGATGACTTTAGCGCAAGAGATATAAACACATTATTCCCCATGTTCGCAGCAGTTAAGCGTAACTACTACAAACTGTTTAACTACTACATGGGATTTGGCGTATGGCAGACAGCTTTCGGTCTGTGTTTAGGAAACGTAGCTCTGATCGCCCTAGCCCCAGCGTACTTCCAACAACTAGTGACTTTGGGTGTACTACAGCAGGTCTTGGGTGCCTTCAGTCGAGTGGAGTCTTCTATGACATTCTTCATCGACAGGTGGACAACCATTGTGGATTTCCAATCGGTTATCATGCGTCTTCGGGAATTTAATAAAGCACTCAAGGAGGCAGGTGTATGAGTAAGTTCATTAAGTGGTGGTTGGAGTTCTGTCTAATACTAGGGGGGACATATACCGCATACTCTTATGGACTTCTCACAATGGTCTTCGACAATGATATAACTAAGTTATCCTATTTAATACTAGGTTTATTCTTTGCCTTCACTGCCCTCCTTGGGTTGGACGTATTCGTGAAGAAGGTAGGTGATGGCCTGCTATATGTAGGTTGGTTTATATCTGAGATTCTACTGGGTCTTGGTATGCTGGGAACCGTCATAGGTTTTATCTACATGCTAAGTGGCTCTATGGGAGGTATGGACACCTCTGACACTGAAACGATCAAGGAAGCCCTCACCATAATGGCCTCTGGTATGGCAACTGCGCTCTATACAACGGCAATGGGTTTAATAACCAGCCTACTCCTAAAGGTGCAGTTAATTACTCTGGAGAATCCTAATGTCTCAGGCAAGGAGTAGGTTCAAGAGTTCTACAGCCTTTCAGGATTTATTATTTAATATGCTGCTGGGCTTTGTGTTTCTTTTTATGGTGGCTTTACTGCTTATCAACCCCATAACAAAGAAGGCAGATGTTCCCAAGAAGGCCGAGTATCTGATTACGCTCAGTTGGGCAGACGAGTCCACTACTGATGTAGATTTATGGGTTAAAAGCCCTAGCGGTAAGGTCGCTTCCTTCATCAACAAGAACGTGGGTCTACTGCATTTGGAGAGGGATGATCTAGGACTTAGAAACGATACTGTCACTGATCGTTTAGGTAAGGAACTTGAAGTTCGGATCAATGAAGAGACAGTCACACTACGAGGCATTGAGGCAGGTGAATACGAGGTCATGGCCCATATATATCGTAAGCCTGTAAATGAAACTGGTGGGGATATTACAATCAAGGTGATGCAGATTAATCCCTATGGCGTTAGATACATAGGCACCCTTTCTTTCACTTCAATGGGCCAAGCAATCAGTTTGGTGAGGTTTGAATTAGATGCAGACGGTAAGTTTTTGGGCTTTAATAACTTACCTTCTAACTTCATCCCTTCCTATCGTGTTTCGGAGGCGGGGGCATGAGCCTAGAAGAATATCAATTAATTATCCCTGCCTGTATCCTATTAACAGTGTGCGTATCTGTGTGGGCCTTACTGACCACCAAGAGGGTGAGGACACTAGTCATACTGATCCCCATCCTTGTTACGGCAGGGTATGGTTCTTTTAGTTCAGTAAATTCAATCTTAGGCTATCCCACCGAAGCCCACTTCACAGAAGAGCATGTGTACCTACACCACCGAGTAGATAAGGAAGCCGATAAAATCTACGTGTGGGCATTGACCAAAAGGCGCACCCCAAGGGCATTTGCTATCCCATACAGTAAAGATTCAGAGAAGAAATTGAACGAAGCCCAAGGGAAATCCCAAAAAGGCATCCCCCAGATTATTGAAGGTAAGGACAATAAGAACCGAAAGGTAAAAGAGTCCGACAGCAGGGACGAATCCCTTAGAATATATGATTTTAACATGAGCGCAGACATTCGTAAGAACGAGGATTAATTAGTGAGTTTAACACCTACAGAACTAGTAAAAAATGCAGCCAAACACGCTGAGAATGAGAGTAAGACAGGTTATGACCCTGTATCAGGCGTTTGGTTTTCTCACGATTCCCCTGAAGGAGGTTTAGCTACGATTGGCTACGGACACAAAGGGGGTTCCTCAGATGAAGTAGCCTCATGGAGTATAGGTGGTTTAACGGACGAGCAGGTCAATAAGAACTTTGTTAAGGATTGGGATGAAGCCTTCCAAGTTGCTGCCAACCAATACAATGCAGCCCATGAAGATTCCTTCTCTGACCTGCCAGAAATAGGCCAAGCCCTACTTTCTGAAATTGCCTTCAATGTAGGTGGGGTAAACAATAGTTCAGGAGGGTTCGGCTGGCCTAACCTAGTGAAAGCTATCAAGGAAGACGACCTTGCTGGTATGAAGAAAGAGATTAATCGCACGTACACTGACTCTGATGGCAATGAACATTCAATGGACAGACGTGTAGGCTTTCTACGTGATGCCATAGATGACTCTGTGGGTGCGCCTCTGACAGGTAACGCCCCCAACCCAGCTAACGGTGAAGACGTAGGTTCCATAGAAGCCTTACCTGATAGTTACAGCCACAAGATAGGCGACTTCTTATCTGGTCTTATGGGAGGCAACCAAGCCACACGAAATCGCAGAACACAAACAATTAGTGGCCTGATGGATTGGACACCTGTGGGTGGTAAGGATTTATGGGATGAAGGGAAGTGGGAGGCCGAGAAGGGTGATGTAGGTGACGGTGCTTTAGATATGTTCATGGGAGGTCTAGACTTTATACCCGGAGCTACCGTTGTAACTAAACCTGCAAAAGCAGCGGCAAAAGTAGTTTCTGAAGGTGCCGATAAAGCTACAGGCTTAATGTCAGCCAAACTAAGGGAGGCAGGCGAGAGCCTGTTCACCCCAGAGTCTATGGCTGCGGCTAAACGTGTTGCTGGTAGCGACAGGTCTAGGGAAACCTTAGTGTACATGCCCCCCGAAGATTTCCTTAAAATGGCTGACGCAGGAGAAGATGCGAGCAAGGCGGCAGGAGTCAAGGCTCTACGGGAAGAGGGTAAGCAATTCTCAGATGTGCCGTTTCTCAGCATAAGTGATAAAGGGGAAGGTACAGTGCAGGTAGTGGGGCATGAGGGCCGCCACCGAGCAAGGCAAGCCATCGAAGAAGGTGTGGCTACTATGCCTGTACGTTTAAACAGCGTGTACCACCCTAAAGGTGGGTATGAGTTTAGATGGGGGGAGTTAGCAGACGAGCCTATAGAGTCCCGTCCATACAAAATGGTAAGTGAGGACGGGGAGACTACTTTAGCCCTACCTAAGAATGAATATTTCCCCTACGAAACATTGGATTCAGTGCCTGCCACAACTTCAGAACCTGAAGATATATTAGGCGCACTCGTAGAAGATGCCGAGGTAGAGGCCATAAATGCTGCCGCAGGTGTATCTGATCTCCCTAGAGCAACGTCCCGAATAGACGAGGCTAAAGGTTGGGATTGGTCAACAGAAAAACCACAAGAATTTAACACTGGAGGAATGGTAGGCATGATGACACCTACGCTAGAAGTAATCGTAGGACATGACGAGGAATCAGGCAATCCTATTCCAGCAGGTTCTACAGACAAAGAAGTACGAGATGATGTTGAAGCACTACTTAGTGAAGGTGAGTATGTCTTGCCTGCTGATGTAGTTAAGTGGCATGGCTTAAAGCACATCCAAGAGATGCGTAACGAGGCTAAAGCTGGCCTTATGTGCATGTGTATGGATGGCCAGATCAAGACACCTGAGAGTGACGAAGACTACGAAGAGCCTTCGGATGATGAAGATGTAGAAGTTACTGAAGAAGGCAATGAGATTGAAGTAGTCGATAACACTGACGAGAAGAAGATCAAGGCGGCTGATGGTGGTCTTGTTACTTCTGGAGAAGATGGAGGCACTTCCTCTCTTGGTTACTTGATCCGTAGACTGGTACGAGGCCCAGATGGTCGTATGATTGTACGTTACTTTGATCCCCAGACAGGTATGTACGTAGATGATCCTACAGGCTACGAAGTATTAGATCAAAGTGCTTACAACTCACTAACTGGCCCCGGTATGCAGGAACCTGATTCAGGTGAGGACACGGCAGCAGAAGAAGTGGTCGAGGAGGCTGCTACTACTAGTGGAGGTGGTAGTGACAAGGATGATGATAACTCATTTGAGGCTGCTACCCCAATAGAACGTAACCAGTGGAACGACTACGGCTTTAGTGACCCTAACACTCTAGCAACTATGGGTGCAGGGCTATTAGGTGGCCCTCTTGTCGGTGGTCTTACTCGGTTTGGCCAAAGCCACAATAATGCTGAAGCTGTAGATGCAGCCAGAGAAGACTTAGGCATGGAAGGCTTAGGCTGGTGGGATAAAGTCAAGGGTGGTTTCACAGGTAAATATAATACAGGTGAAATTGGCCGAGGAACCATAGGTGAGAACGACTATACGGCTGGGTTCGGTGGCCGAGTTCTGACTGATGAAGATGGTAATCAGATCACTACCCTAACCCCTAACGAATACAAGAAGCGTACAGCGGCACAAGACATTGATATTAGCAAGCTGCCCAGCGCCACCGATAGCTCTTCAGGTTCTGGCATTATGTCGAGTCAAGTTAACGACACCCCTACTTCCATTTCCGATGATGTAGCAGAGAAAGAAGATGGGTACAGTACTCCGGCCTACACTGACCACAGTAGTGATGTAGAGATGGACACTGACTTTGGTTCTTGGTGGGATGACATAGAGACTGACGAGGTAGAGGTAGACACAGCACCCCATGCTGAAATTTCAGGGGAGTCCCGCTACTTTGTTCATGACATGGAGCCAGAGGACTACACCTTAGAGGCTGGCCTTGTCCCTAGAGACACTGCCTCCCCAACGGACGAAATACAAGAAGTTGCGGATACCTTAGTCAACTGGGGTACAGACGAACCCTCTGAGGAGTTCTTTGAAGATCAGATGGTACGAGAAGGTATCTTCCAAAGGGGTGTCTTAGAAAACGGACTCAAGCGTGATCCTGTCCCGTCAGGCTCCCCCAAGACTAAGCAAGAGGTTAAAGACAGCCTCGACTACGCCAAGGAAAAATACGGCTTCCTTGCTAAAGGTGGTCGCTAACTAATTTGCGAATGGCTACTCGCAAAACCACTAGAATGGGGCATATTTCGCCCCTCTAGTCTACTTTTGTGGCCCCATAGGAGAAATTATGGCTAAGTATGGTCGTCCTCATGAAGAGGATGAAGTTATTGATGAAGTTATTGAACAAAAAGAAGAATTAGAAGACGCAACACCGCAAGACCCAGAGGAAGCATCATTTAAGAAGCGTTATGGGGATTTGCGGAGGCATATGCAAAACACTGTAGATCAGAAAGAGAAGGAACTAGCCAAAGTTCAAGATCAGTTAGAACAGGCAACACGTAAGCAGATCAAATTCCCTAAGTCAGAGAGTGAGATTAAAGATTGGGTAGATAAGTACCCTGACGTTGCTGCCATTGTGGACACCATTGCACAGAAACGTGCCTTAGAAGCCCTAGAGATGGGTGAAAAGAAGATGGAGCGTCTACAAGGCTTAGAGAAGAAGCTAGACAAAGACAAAGCTGAGATGGAGCTAAAGAAGTTCCACCCTGACTTTGATGAATTACGAGCAGACAAAGGTTTTCATCAGTGGGTAGCAGCCCAACCTAAGTGGATACAGGATGCACTCTACGAAAATGAAACTGATGCTCGTTCTGCCGCAAGAGCCATTGATTTATATAAGGCCGATGTAGGCAAGAAGAAAAAGGGCCGACCTGCTAAGGAAGCCGCCCAATCTGTCAGCAGAAGCAAGGGTAATACCCCAGCCAATGCAGGCAAAAACTCTTTTAGTGAAAGCCAAATAGAGAAAATGACTGCCCAAGAGTACGAAAAGAATGAGGATGCGATCCTTGATTCAATGAAAAATGGTACTTTTGAGTATGATTTAACTGGCGCAGCACGATAAGGGGTTGTAATTACACTAGTAATAGTGTTATAATAATATGGAGCAACGATATAACTAGTTGCTCTATATTCCTTCCAAGAGCCGTTCCTTATTTCACGGAACCTACCTCCCAAAAAATCGAGAAGAAAAACAACAGTCACTGAGATTACCTGTTACCATTTGGCCCGTTTATTTTAACGACACCCAAACTGATACAGCCCTTAGTTAGTTTGATACTTCTATGCATGTTTTAATATTGCACTAATTAGTGTATTATAAACAATTTATTTTATATATTTATAGGAGAATGCAAAATGGCATTTCAATCTGCTTCAGGCTATTCTAACCTACCAAATGGTAATTTTAGCCCTGTAATTTATTCCAAAAAGGTTCAAAAGACCTTCCGCAAGTCTTCCGTAGTTGAAGACATTACCAACAATGACTACTTCGGTGAGATCGCCAACCATGGTGACTCCGTTAAGATTATCAAGGAACCAGAAATCACTGTGAGCGATTACGCCCGTGGTAGCACTCTGGCCACCCAAGATATTGCAGACGAAGATTTCAGCCTTATCATCGACCAAGCTAACTACTACCAGTTTGCTATTGATGATATTGAAACTGCCCACTCCCATGTTAACTTCATGGATTTGGCCACTGATCGTGCTGCATACAAGCTGAAGGACAAGTACGATAGCGAAGTGCTGGGCTACCTGTCTGGTTTCGAGCGTAACGCTGGAGACACTGCTTGGATCGCACGTAGTTCTGCAAACGGCACTAAGGCAGATTCTGCTGCTGGTGCTGACGAACTGTTGGTTGCTAATAAGATGAACGCTACTACCTTTGGCGGCTCTGCTGCTTCTGGTACTACTGGTACTTCTGTACACGCTCTGACTTCTGTTCCTCTAGCCGTTGGCGGTGGTTCTGGTGTGGTAACTTCTCCACTTCAGTTGCTGAACCGCATCAACCGTATGATGGACGAAGCTGACGTTGATACAGATAGCCGTTGGGTTGTTCTTGATCCTATCATCATTGAGATGTTGATGGATGAAGATTCCAAGCTGATGAACGCTGATTGGGGTGGCAATGGCCAGCTAATGAGTGGTTCTGAGCCTACTTCCCTGCGTGGCTTCAAGGTGTACAAGTCTAACAACCTGCCTTACTTCGGTACAGGTGCAGACACATCTTCTGCTACTGGTTCTCGTACCAACTTTGGTGTTATCTGTGCTGGTCACAACTCTGCCGTAGCTACTGCACAGCAGTTGGCTAAGACTGAGACTTTCCGCAGCCCTAACACCTTTGCTGACGTAGTACGTGGTATGCAGCTATATGGCCGTAAGATTTTACGTCCTAATGCGCTGTTCACTGCACACTATAACGTAGCGTAAGCTCGTTGACTTAAAGGGGGGTGGTTTCGGCCATTCCCCTTTTATACCTTTTAGAGATTATTTGTATGTCCAGTCCTTTCCTAGACCTAACTAACAAAACACTTCGTAGACTTAATGAGGTGGAGATTTCACAATCTGATTTTGCTAGTGTACGTGGCGTACAAGCATTGGCTAAGGATGCTGTACGAGCAGCAGTTGCTAAAATTAACCAAGCTGAATTTGAGTGGCCCTTTAATGCGGCAGAACACACTCAGACATTAGCAGTAGGGCAAGAAGAATATTCATGGCCTACATACTTTAAGACAGTAGATTGGAATAGCTTCCAACTACAAAAAGATTCCAGTTTAGGTGTAGATTATACACATCTAGACTACCTAAGTCGTGATGATTGGTACGAAGATCATCGTGATGAAGATTACACAGCAGGATCAGCAGGCAGAACACAGCCTACCAAAGTATTCCCCGGTCACGGCATGGGTTTTGGTGTAACACCTACACCAGACAAAGCCTACAGCTTAAAGTTCCGATACTACATGAACTATGCTGACCTGACTAATTATGACGACCTAAGTCGCATCCCTGAAGCATTTGAGGATGTGATTATAGATGGTGCCTTATACCATATGTATATGTTCCGAGATAACATGGAAGCGGCACAATTAACTCAGGTTGCATTCTTACAAGGCGTGAAAGAGATGCAATCTCTGCTTATCAATAAATTCACTAGCGTAAGTGATACTAGAGTTAAATATTAATGGCTGACAGCATTGAATCCTTTAAGGTCATCTGTGCGGGTGGCCTCAACTCTAATGAGAACCACCTAGAGTTATCCGAGGCAACCCCCGGTGCGGCTACTCGACTAGTGAATTATGAACCGTCATTATTTGGCGGTTATCGTCGTATTAACGGTTATGAATTATACGATAGCACTTTCCCTGAAGTAGGCGACCATTCTTCAGTGGCGAACACAGCCGAGGGGAAGGTATTAGGATTAGCCCTGTACCGAGATGATGCGACAGACCAAGACATAGGTATAGCTTTCCGCAAGGATGCAGGTAGTAACTCCTACAGTGCTTATAAGTACGTGAAATATGTAGGTTGGGTAAAGTACACCTTCGATCATTCCATTACACGCCAGTACACTAATAGCGCCAATATATCAGTAAAGAAGATACGCTACGCTACCTTTAACTTCGGTGATGGCAATAAGATTATCTTTGTAGATGGCGTTAACCCTGCAATGATATTTGACGGTACTGAATGGAATGAGATTACGGTTGCAGGCACAGGTCATCATACTACTACTTCGACTGCCAGCCCCGGTGGGGATCAAGCCTTAGATGCTCCTGCACTAGTAGACGTATTCAAGAACCACATATTCTTGGGTGGGGATAGATTATATCAAGCTACTATGGCTCATTCAGCCCCTCTAGCAGCACATGATTTCACTGTAGCTAATGGCGCTGGGCAGTTATCCGTAGGATTTGATGTAGTTCAGTTCAAGCCCTTCCGAGATGATCTATTTATCTTTGGCGGCAACGGTATTAAGAAGGCTACAGCAGACACTACAGCAGGCTTCCTAGTTGAACCTGTGACAGCTAACGTAGGTTGTATCGCCAGAGATTCAGTTTTAGAAATTGGTGGTGACTTAGTATTCTTAGCACCAGATGGTATTCGCCCTGTGGCAGGTACAAGTCGAATTGGTGACGTAGAATTAGAAACTATATCCAAGCCTATCCAGCAGCTACTGACTGACCTACCTTTAGACTACGATCTAGACAATTTAAATGGCGTAGTCATTCGATCCAAGTCCCAGCTACGATACTTCATAGGGGACGACACTGACGCAGACACAGCCAACAGTTTTGGTATCATAGGTGGCCTACGTAGTGCTGACCAAAAGCTAGGGTGGGAGTTTGGCGAGTTAATGGGCTTCAGGGCCAGTTGCTGCACTAGTGGATACATTGGCCGCTTTGAGTATGTCTTACATGGCGACTATGACGGTAAGGTCTACCTACAAGAGCAAGGCACCACATTAAATGGTGACGACATTCTAGCAGTTTACGGCACTCCTTATTATGACTTTGGGGACACTCAAGTTCGTAAGATTATGCGATCAGTCCACACCTTCATTAGGGCTGAAGGCCCACTAACAATTAACTTAGCCGTTGGTTACGATTGGAAGGACGCTAATACAGCTACTCCAGCAGATTACTCTGCAAGCTCTGAAGGTGCGCCAGTTACCTACAAGGGCCGTAACATTAAGTATGGCGGCACCAACATTAAATACGGTGGTAGTTCTAAACCAATAATGACAACCGAGATTCAAGGCTCAGGTTATTCTACCCAACTTACCTACGTGTCTTATGGGGACTTCGATCCCTACTCTATTCAAGGCATGGTTTTTGAATTTTCAGTTGCAGGAAGACGATAAATGACAGGTTATACTAGACAATCAGTAGCATCCATAATCAACGGTGAGGACATTACAGCACCCCCGTTGAATGCGGAATTTAATACACTTCAATCTGCCTTTAATGGTACTTCTGGACACTCCCATGATGGTGGAACAGGTAATGGCCCCAAGATCAATCTGGGAACATCATTAACTGGCTACCTCCCTTCCTTACATGGTGGTGTAGGTGGTTTGAACAATATGGCAGCTTCCACAGCGCCTACTACCACAAACGATAGTGCAAGTGGCTATGCCCCCGGCTCTATGTGGCTGGATACTACGACAGGACGTTTCTACCTCTGTGTCGTTAACGTAGCCAATAATGCAGTGTGGACTGAATTGGTTGGCGTACAAGAAGCTAACCGTATTGTGCCTCATACTAATGATGCTGTTAGCTTAGGCACCACCACCTATAAGTTCAAAAATGGTTACTTCACAGGTACACTTTCAGCACCCAATGTTACTGCAACCTCTGCTCTAGCCTCTACAGGTACGCTCACAGTGTCTGGGGCATCTACCCTTGCCACCGTACAGGGTACTACCATAACGGCCACTACGGGCTTTGTAGGAGGCTTAACGGGGGATGTAGTAGGTAACGTCACAGGAAACCTTACTGGTAACTCAACAGGTAATCTTACAGGTAATGTAACGGGTAATGTAACCGCAGGATCAGGTACTTCCACATTCAATGATGTAACTATTGATGGCACATTGAATATGAATGGTAACTCCTCTGCTACTATTACTAACCTGACTGACCCTTCTAATGCACAAGATGCCTCCACCAAGAATTATACAGATACTCAAGATGCTCTGAAGCTAAACCTATCAGGCGGCACTATGTCTGGTGCGGTTGCTATGGGCAGCAATAAGATTACAGGTCTAGGTACACCCACAGCGTCCAGTGATGCAGCTACTAAAGGCTATGTCGATCAAGAAGTAAGTGCAGTAATTGACTCCGCACCGGGAGCTTTAGATACGCTAAATGAATTGGCTGCTGCTCTAGGTGATGACGCTAACTTCAGCACCACTATCACTAACTCTGTAGCCACTAAACTACCTAAAGCTGGTGGTACTATGTCTGGTGACATTGCAATGGGTACTAATAAGGTTACTGGCCTTGATACTCCCACAGATAGCGCAGACGCAACCACCAAGGCTTATGTAGATAACGCAGACGCTACTAAGGTTTCTAAGTCAGGCGATACCATGTCTGGCAACCTGTCCATGAGTTCTAATAAGGTGACTGCACTAGCTAACCCTACTGCAAGTACAGATGCTGCCAATAAGAGTTATGTAGACAGCCAAGATGGTCTTAAAGTTACTAAGTCAGGTGATACCATGTCAGGTAACTTGGCTATGGGTTCCAACAAGATCACTGGGTTAGGTACGCCTACAGCTAATACAGATGCAGCCAATAAGACATACGTAGACTCCATCTTAGGTAGCTCTGCTGCTGCATCTACTTCCGCTGCAAATGCGGCTACCTCAGAGTCAAATGCTGATACCAGTGCATTAAATGCTGCCGCATCAGAAGCTAACGCCTTGTCTTACAAGAATGCTACTGCTGCAAGTGCTACTGATGCCGCAAACTCAGCCGCCTCTGCTGCCAGTGCCTTAGACAGTTTTGATGACAGATACTTAGGCTCCAAAGCATCTGCACCTAGCGTAGACAATGATGGTAACGCCCTAATTGAAGGTGCGCTATATTTCGACAGCACCAGCAACGGTATGCAAGTATATGATGGTGCCAACTGGATTGCTGCATCATCCTCTGGCAACGTATCCTTCCTCAAGTATAAGTATGTCGCCACAAACAACCAGACCACATTCAGCGGCCAAGATAGTAATGGCGTTACCCTGTCCTACACAGTCGGCAACATTGTCGTAATACTTAACGGCATAGTCTTAGATGCCTCAGACTTCACTGCCACTAGCGGTACATCAATCGTTCTGGCTAGTGGTGCAAGCACAGGTGACGAACTATCCATCCGAGCATACAAGTCATTCACCACAGCCGATATGGTTCCAGCATCTACTGGCGGTACTTTCGGTGGTGATGTTGACATTAGCGGCACAGTCACGGCTGATGGTTTGAATGTTAACACCATCGTGCAAGCTGTTTCTCAGTCGGGTGGAGTGCTGTTCGGCTTTAATAATCAGTACGGAATGCAGTTAAAACAATACTCAACTTCTGGTGGCGTTCCATACGCTTCAATTGTTGCCCCTGACGACAACAATGGGTGGTTATCCATTGAGGTTGGTGGAAGCCAAACTGAAGCGGCTCGCTTTGCCGCCAACGGAGACATCAGCTTCTACGACACCACAGGCAGCGCTAAGTTCTTCTGGGATGCGTCTGCGGAGTCTTTGGGAATCGGTCAAGGTGTGTTCAGCGGTACACAAGCCTTAAATCTTAAAGGTGAAGGTATAGCTATCAAGAATGACAAATCTGGTAGCAACAACAACTGGTCACTGATACGGAACACAGGGACATCTTCAACCTCTAACATTAGCTTTGTTACTGGCGCTGGCGAAGCAATGGTTCTTGACCACAACATGAACGTGGGGATTGGTTGTTCGCCTAATGCTAGTGCTGATTTGCACGTTGCTGATACTTCAGATGCTCGTATATGGCTAGAGGCAACCAGTGGCGACACAATGGAACTTTACGCTGGGACAAATGTTTCTCTGTTTAATCGGAGTAACAATGCTTTAACTTTTGGTACAAACAACACAGAGCGACTTCGTATTGACTCAAGCGGCAATGTTGGGATTGGTACGAGCCTATCTAACCCTGAAAAGAAGTTGCACATTTTTGATAGCACACAAGCAAACCAAGCTATTCGATTTGGCAATCCAAGTGCTACGCCTTATGGAGAAATTAATTATAACTCAACGGGTGTTGAGCATTTATATATTAGGTCAAAAGGCACGACAACTGGTTACGGCAATATTGTGTTTGAAACTGGTTCGGCACTTGATGAAGCCATGCGTATCGACTCTAGCGGTAATGTGCTTGTTGGTAAGAGTACTACATCCGTAAGCACTGCTGGCACATTTATAGGTGGTGGTGGTAATAATGGGCTTGTTGAAATCACAAGAGATGGTAACTACCCATTAAGGCTTAATCGTAAAACTTCTGATGGTCAGATTTTGCGCTTTGATAAGGATGGCAGCACTGTGGGGAGTATTGGCGTAGACAACGGAGACAACCTGACAATTTCAGGAAACTCCTCACACGCAGGACTAAACTTTAGCGATAATGCAATTAATCCTTATAAAAATGGTAGTTATACCGATGGAACTTGTGATTTAGGCTGGTCAGGTAGTCGCTTCAAAGACGCTTACCTCTCAGGCACAGTGAATGCTGGTGGTCTGGTGGTTAATGCAGGCGCTTCCAACGTAGTTGCCACTTTTGAAAGCACCGATGGTGTTGGCGCAATCGAACTAAAAGACTCGTCAGGTACTTGTGAACTGAGTACCTCAAGCGGAGGTTTCAGCGTCCAACCAAATGGCGGTGTAAGCGCACTGACGGTTGCCAGTAATGGTGATGTTGATATAGGCTCATTTTCATCCTCTGGTGCCAGTACAGGTGTGCATTTTGATGTGGGTGG